TGGTTGAATCCTATCGTGATAGCTGTATTGATTCTGTATTGGATAAAATCAAAACTATTGCTCCTGATATTGCGATTTTGGAAGTATAATCATTAATGAAGGATTGGGCTGGGAGTGTTCCAGCCTTCCTTCAAAATTCTATGTATGGCAAAAAAACAAGAAATACCAATGCCCTTTTATACTGGTGACTGGATTAGATGCCCAGAACTTAGGGTATTGCCTCCAGATGTGAGAGGCTTGTGGATGGATATGTTATGCTATATGTGGGAAAGTGTAGAGCGTGGTGTAATGGTAATGCCTAACGGACAACCTTGTACTAAAGATGATGTGATACGGATAATCGGAACAGATAGCTCTGGATCTACTGGCTGGTTAGATGTACTGATTGAAAACAAAGTATGTGAGGTTAGAGAAGATGGAGCCATTTACAGTAGGCGCATGGTTAAAGACAACCTAATTAGTGAGAAACGCAGGCTGGCAGGTAAAAAGGGTGGAGAATCTACTAAAGCTAAGATTTTTATTCCCCAAATGGAAATTATACCACCTAAACCACCACAACAGCAGCCTGAGGTAACAGATCCACCACCACTTTCACCTGAGCAACAGAAGAAGGTGGAGAAGGCTAAAAAGTATAAATATGCTGAGTATGTAACCCTAACCAGGGATGAGTACACGAAACTTTGTGTTGAATATACAGAGGATGCCGCAAAGGAAATGATTGATATTCTGAATAATTACAAAGGTTCAAAAGGTAAAAAATATAAATCAGACTACCTTACTATTCGTGGCTGGGTAAAAGATAAGTATTACGATAACTTACAGAAAAATGGATATAGACTTAAAATGCAAACTCCAGAAGATCCTGGACAAACAGAAGGAACTGGATATAGGAACACGCTTTAGAATTACCAATTTTTCTAAAGCGGATATTTCGGAAATGCTGTTCATGTGTTACAAACATGAAGTGGAAAAAAGACGTATTCCCTTTCAAGATGATAAAGATACCAGGGATAAGATTGAAAAGGCTGCAAAATGGCTCACAGGAGAATATAAGGTAGGTTTACTTTTATATGGCTCTATAGGATCTGGCAAATCAACGTTGGGTAGAGCCATATCGAAACTAATCGGAATTTTGTTTTGTAGCTCAATCAGTAGCGAAAGAAAAGGGGTGTATCGTGTTTCCGCTTTAGAGCTTGCAAAAAATGTGGCTGATGATCCAACTTACTTTAATAAGCTGAAAAATCAGGAACTACTTTTCATTGATGATATAGGAACGGAGCCAGCCAGTGTAAAAAGTTGGGGTAATGAGTTTTCACCTGTAACAGAATTGCTGTATGCCAGATATGACAGGCAGCTTTTCACTATTGCAACCTCTAATTTGAAGGATGCGGATTTTGGAGAGCGTTATGGTTCTCGCATTAGTGACAGGTTGGAAGAAATGTTTGAACGTGTATTTTACCAAAATAAAAGCTATAGAAAATGAGCGAAATAAAATGGAATGAACTTCGGGACAAAGCCCATGCAAACGCTGTAGAACATGGATTTTGGGAAAATAAGCCCAGTAATGAGCATTTCCTTTGTCTGGTTATCTCTGAACTGATGGAAGCTGTAGAAGCGGATAGAAAAGGGAAGAGATCATACAGCAAGGAGATCTATAACAGACATATCCAAGAAAATCACGAAAAATACGGTGAAGATTGCAAAGGTAATGATATATGTACTTTTGAGGCTCTAATAAAAGACACTGTAGAGGATGAGTTAGCCGATGCTGCTATACGCTTGCTGGATCTTGCTGGATCAAATAATCTGAACTTAAATAGATTCTGTTTACAGCACGTGGTTACTCCAAAGAAAAGTTTTACTGAGAATATATATGCTATCGTGAAAGATCTGGTGAATTATAAATATTCCCAGGAAGAACAGATAAATTATGCTCTCCACCAGATACGAAGGTTATCTGAGATTCTTAAAATAGATCTTAGCTGGCATATTCAGCAAAAGATGTGTTACAACGAAAGCAGAGAAAAGAAACACGGAAAGAAATATTAAAATTTACCAAGTAAACAGTTTTATTATGCAACATAGAATTTTCAGATCAGGTGATACGAATGTTAGCAAATTCGTATTTGAAAAAAGAGATATAGCTGTAGAGGCTGTTTTGTATCGTTATAATTCTTACCAAGAAAGAACGGTTATTTGCTGCTCTACTCAATGTGGGTGCCCTGTTGGATGCGCTTTTTGTGGTACAGGCAAATTTTTTGTAAGAGATCTAACAAGTGAAGAGATTGTAGAACAAGTTAAAACGGTTCTATCCTATATTGATTGTGATACAAAGGATATTCAAAAGTTTCAGATAATGTTTATGAGTATGGGTGAGCCTTTTTTGAACTATGCAGAATTGCAAGTAGCCATACAGGTGCTTCATAACATTTATCCTAATGCTCAATTACTGGTTAGCACGTCTGCACCTAAGAATATGTTTTTATTTTTTAATCAATTTATAGAATTGAGCAAAAGAATTGACAAGGTAGGTATTCAATTCTCTGTACACGAAAGTAACGACCAGGATAGGAAACGATTGATACATACTGCAACTACATCTTTAATGTCTATCGGTGTTTTGGGTGAGCAATGGGCAGTAGCCTCTGGGAGAAAGCCTTTTTTCAATTATTGTGTTCACGAAAATAATTCAAGTGACAAGAATGTAGCTGAACTTTTGGAGCATTTTAATCCTGATGTATGGGAATGTACTCTATCCGTTATTTGTGAGAAGGATAATACTATGCAAAATGCAATTACCAATAAATTGGATCTCATTAAACGATTTTCCAATAAGATGTTGGATGCTGGTTACTCTGTACGTGTGTTTAATCCTGCTGGGCAAGATGATATAGGAGGAGGATGCGGGCAATTATGGTACTTTCAGGAATGGCTTAAAAACAAAAAGTAATAGGCACTATGGAAAAGAAAAAAGTGATACTTACCCTCTGTAGGGTTTTTCCCGTAACTCATCGCAAAGCTGGTGAGCTTACAGGATTTGAGGGTAAACTGAAAGATGGTAAAAAGATCCATACTATCCGATACAATGCAAAAAACGTATGGGATGAGCGATATAAGGGCATTTCCTCAGGTAAAAAATATCTCTCTGTTAGGGAATGGACGGGCAGACCTTATAATTCAGAACAAAGGGAGTTATCCAGGTTTGATGAGATCGGGCTGCAACACGTTACTATGACTTATGGGGCTGATGATGTCTATCCTCAGGTTTGGGTAGATGGCAAACAGGTTCCGATCCAGGAGGTTGCAAAGAATGATGGTTTGAGCGTTGAGGACTTTGTAGAGTGGTTCTTTGGTAACAACAAAGGAAACACGTTTGAGGGTGTAGTTATTCACTTTACAGATTTCAGATATGAGTGATGAAGAACTGATAAAAGAGCTGGGTAATGAGCTTTGTGAGTATTGTCCCTGGAAAAATGGAGAGATTTCCCACCGATGTGATTCACTGTGTGAGGGGAGTTATTGCGATCAGGCATTGAGCAGCTTCCTGGATGAGAATGAGAATTATTTCGATGAAACATATAATCAAGAAATGATATGAAAGTTGAGTTTTACTATGACAGCGATTTAATAAAAACAGTAGAAACTACCTGTATTCCATGTATCGGTGAGGCGGTTTATATGGAGCCAGATTTATATGAGGTGGAAGATGTATGTTATACATACGATAAAAATTTAGTTCAAATTTCATTAACAGATAGATAAAATAGATATGGAAACTAATGCAACAAAAAGAACTGATATTTTCCAGATAGATCCACGTAATATAGTGGTTATGGAAAATTTTAACGCTCGTAGAGATTTTGATCTGGAAGAACTGAAAGAACAGATTAAAGCTAAGGGTGTATTGAATCCGATTACCGTTATTCCCTTTAAAGATAACAACGGTATTGAACATTATAAGCTGGTGGATGGTGAAAGACGTTATAGGGCTACTATGCTTGCTATAGAGGAAGGTGCTGCTATTCCTTACATTAAAGCCATGAAGCTCCCAAAAGACACCAGCCCAGAAGATTTGCTTATTGAGCAGATGATGAGAAACGAAGGTAAGCGATTCTCTGAGTATGAATGTGGTATTATGTTCAAACGGTTTAAGGAAGAGTTTGGATATAACCAGGGTGAGATAGCTGAAAAATTTAAAAAATCACCAGCTTTTGTAAGTAAATGCCTCTCCTTGTTGGAGCTTCCGATAGAAATTCAGGAACGTATTATAAACAAGCAGATTTCAGCTTCTGCTGCTAAAGATATTGTAGCAAATTACGATACAGAAGAGGAACAGGTAAACGCCACGAGAAAAGCCGTAGAATTAGCCGAAAAGCAAGGGAAAAAGACTGTTACCAATAAAGAGATCAATGCTGCACAAAAAGAAGCTAAGGAAGCAAAAGAAATAGCTGATACGCTCCGTAAAATTTGGGCTTATATGGATGGTGAGGATATGGTAAACCTTACCGAACTTGCAAAACTGCTGGATAAAACAGGGAATTTAAGAATCGCAATGAAACAATATAAAAAGTTAGGAAAATGAAAGTATTATTCTTTGACCTGGAAACTACAGGTACATTAGTGAACAGACATGGCATCCACCAGATTAGCGGTGCAATAGTAGTGGATGGAGAAGTAAAAGAGGAATTTGATTTTAAGGTTCAGCCTAACCCGAAAGCAGAGATTACCCAGGAAGCCCTGGAGGTTGCTGGAGTTACTAAAGAGCAGATCCTTTCCTATCCACCGATGGGTACTATTTTCCCTCAGTTTATAGCAATGTTGGATAAGTACGTGGATCGTTTCAATAAGAAAGATAAGTTTTTTCTGGCAGGATATAACAATGCTTCTTTTGATAATCAATTTCTGCGTGCATGGTTCCTTCAAAACGGAGATAAGTATTTTGGTTCCTGGTTCTGGAGTAACAGTATAGATGTTATGGTGCTGGCTACTCCATATTTGGCTGCAAAGCGTACCGAAATGGAGAACTTCAAACAGGGAACGGTTGCTAAAGCTCTGGGGATCCAGGTAGATGATAGTAAATTACATGATGCTTTGTATGATATTCAAATATGCAAAGCTATTTATGATATTGTTTCACCTTGTAAAATTTGAGTTATGCAAGAAGTAAAAAATGAAATGTTAAAAGAAACGCCTAAGGCTGGCATGGATAATAAGGCTGAGCGGTTTGTTGAGAAAGGTGTATTCCAGCCCAGTAAAGAGAAAAGAAAGGGTGTGTATTTCCCTGAATATTGGAGGAAAAAGAAGCTCAATCGTTCTTTTGTAGATGAGTTGGAAAAAAGTGCAAATAGTGAGCCTTTTATGAAAGATAGGTTCGGTGAGTATCGGTTAGGTACATTCCTTCATGGTTGTGCTGTTGTGAAAGTGGAGATAACGGATGATCTTCTTAATATCGCTATTCATAGTGAGCATCCAGTAGGTTTTCCGATGGTAAAGGAGATTCGTTATAAGTTTGCTCCAGATTCTTATCTGATGACTATGTTAATGCCTTCCAGGGAACAGAAGATCAGTGATAATACCGTAGTCTTGTATCAAATACCAGGATCTTTCGATGATAATATAGAGCCAACCTTAAAAGAACACGAATAGTATGGAGCTAAACGATGTAGTAGAAGTAACTCTCACGAAGAAGGGGGCTGATATTATCAATAAGATAAATCGTAATACATTGGCTTATTTCCCGTCTTTAAAGATCCGTACAGACTATAAGGAGGGGGATCGGTACAGAGAGCAGCTATATGAGATATTTTATAAGTTGGGTGTACATTGTTGCCCTGGCTCTGATTTATTATTCACTAACTTAACAAGTGTAGAATGATCTATGTAGGTGTAGATACTGGTGTTAATACAGGTTTCTCAGAATGGGATTCCAAGAAACGATGTTTGCTTAGCGTGTGTTCTTTGCCGATACATAAGGCAATGGTTCGGGTGAAAGAACTGCATGAGCTTCATGGCAAGGATTTGGTAGTGAGAGTGGAGGATCCCAGACAACGCACATGGTTTGGTACTGAACGTATGACACGTGAAGAAGAGCGTAAGAAGCTCCAGGGTGTAGGATCCGTAAAAAGGGATGCTACGATATGGGAGGATTTTTTAAAAGATCTTGGAGTAAAATTTGAAATGGTAGCTCCGAAAAGGAACGTTACCAAACTTACCCAGGAAACTTTTAAAAGATATACTGGCTGGAGTTCTAAAACAAATGAACATGGTAGGGATGCCGCTATGTTGATTTATGGCTATTAATCAATTTTTTAGGTATAAAATCGGTGTATATATACGCCGATTTTGTATCTTTGCAACAACAGATAAATAATAATCTTATGACAACAACCATTTTAATAACAGCGAGTATTTTAATAGGCTTTTGGCTTATCATGCACTACGCTAATCTGTTTTTACCGAAGGATCCAGTAAAGCCTGGTAAGAAGGCTCATATATACATGGATGGAAGGTACAATAGGACAGCGACAGTCAGCCGTATAGAGGAGGATTGTATTTACTTGTATGACAAGTTTCCTGTTCCATTGCATTACAGGGGTAAATTTTATTCGGTTGGGAAAATGAGTGATGGGCATACTCTCATGTATCTGGGTAAGAAGAAACTGTATATTCTCATGCGTTTTGTTGAGCTTTTCCGTAGAATCGCTCGTACACCTGAATACCTGGATAACACGCCAGAGGATCAAGAAAATTCGGAGGTTATGGAAGATCCTAAAGAGGAGGTAGAGGATGGAATGTAGCGAAATAGTTTACCGTAAAATTTCCGATCTGACGGTTTTTGAGAATAATCCCAGAAAAATCACAAAGAAGGATCTGGGTAGATTGGTAGATTCTATTCGTATCAATGGCTTTTGGAAACATAGACCTATAGCTTTATCGGAACGTGATGGTAAGTTGATCGTATTGGCAGGACACCAAAGAATAAAGGCTGCAAAAAAGTTGAAGATGTCTGAGGTTCCTACAATTCTGTACCATGATTTGACCGAAGAACAAGAAGCCGATATAGTTCTCAGGGATAATATCAATAATGGGGAGTGGGATTTTGCCATTCTCCAGCTTGATGATTGGAAGGAGAAAGCGGATTTTGATTTTATAGGTTTGGAAATGCCAGTAGAGAAGCATGAGGATGAGCCAGAAGATAAACCAGGTGAAGAGGAGGAAAGCGAAGAGGTTTCAGATGATGATCCGATAGATGAGGACAAAATGGAATTTTACAATTCCATGCTTAATGATTGCCTTTATGAAAGTAACAACCAGTTTGATATTCCGAATCTTCTGTTAGAGCAACAGGCTGGAAAACTTCTTTTGCCGTTTGCACCCTGGGGAGCTGATAGCCGATTGAGGAAAGATGTGGCAACTTATCATTTCTACGTGGATGATTACCGTTTTGAGGCTATTTTTAAAGATCCAATTAAGGTGCTTACCTGTGGAGTAAAAGCCCTGGTAGAGCCAAATCTTTCCGTATATGATACAACGCCAATAGCATACGGATTACAGCAGATCTATAAGAAACGCTGGATAAGTCGATATTTTCAGGAATGCGGTATTAAAGTTTATGCTGATCTGAATGTTTCTGTTAAGTTCAGGGAGTATAACAAAATGGGATTGCCAAAGGGCTATAATGCGTTTTTCACTCGTGGTTATGCTGGTCGTTTGGAGTATTTGAAAGGAGAGTTGGAAGTAGCCAGGGAGGTATCAGGTTTACAAACTCCGAATTTGCTTGTTTATGGTGGAGGTGATGAGATTAGAAATTTCTGTATAGAAAATAGCCTGGTTTACGTCCAGGACTTTATTAACGATAAAAGTTCTAAGAAAGATGGCAAAAACAAGCGGAAGTAACGGGGGATTGCCTAATGGTGATTCTAATTACAAAGGGAAAATAGGGAAATTGGAGCCGTTGGCTACAATCAAAAACCCTAAAGTGTATAAATCGGTAAAAGAAAGTATCTCACGCTTTCATTCCGTACTGGGAGTAAGGCAGAAGGATATTAAACTCGGACAACTTGAATCTGGTGTTGGTGGTGTTCACATTAGCCAAGGTGGTGTGTCTAAACAGGTAGTTCTGAGTAGGTCTATTTTCAATGGTAAGAATACCACTACTCAAAGTGTGGCTGGCTGGGCTGAAAAAGGGTACAAAAGCGGACACTTGACTAAAACAAACAAGCCAGTTGCTCATATTGTTACTCATGAGTTGGCACACGCTACATGGAATAATCACCTTACCAATCCGAATGCAAAGGCTGCAAGCAAAAGCGTGAACAGTCTTTATAAAAAATGGAGTAATGACAAAGCTAAGTCCGGCTATGGAAAGTATGCCAAGACTAATGTAAATGAGTTCTGGGCTGAGGTGTGTACAAAGGCTGTGCATGGAAAAGCTGATAAATACACAAAAGCAGCTAAGAATATTATCAAAAAGTACAAATTATAATCATATCTTTGTAAGAAGATGCTAAAAAACAGAATATTATGGCTAAGATTGAATTAACAGAATTACAGAAAGCTCTTATTCAAAAACAGCTTAATGAGCAGTATGATCCATTTATGGCGAGTGAGGAGGAGCAGGTAGCTTTTAATGATGTGATAGATAAGGCTGAGGCTTTGTCTGACGAACTGGATGCTGTAGATGATTATGTAGATAATTACGATGGCGATATGATAAAGTGGTTCTGGGCTAAGTACCAGGAACAGGAAAAGCAGTAATTAACCAGGTAAAGTTTAATCAGGTGGGGATCCTATCTGATTTTTCTTTATTTAAAATGGTGTATATATACGCCAAAAAAACAACGAGAAAACAACGAATGGCACAATTTGAGAAAGGAAATACTATAGGAAACAGATTCTCTTCTGATAACCAACCATCGAAAAATGGTAGGAAGCCTTCGCTGTATAAACAGCTCAAAAATCTCACTGGTAAGAAGGTGGATTATGAGTTAAGCAAAGAGGATTATTTTAAAACAATCCGTTTCCTCATGGAGAGATCCAAAGGAGAGCTTAATAAGATTATGGCTGATGCTAATAAAGAAGATAGCACTACTCCTATATGGGTGTGCAATATCATTAGTGCTATCTTCTCTGATATTCGCTTTGGTCGTACTTCTACAGTTGAAATGATCTTTGATAGGATCTTTGGTAAATCATGCCAGCCGATTGAAGGTGAAATAAACGCTAATGTATCTGGATCTTTAGAGGTTGATTTATCTAAACTATCTACCGAGGAGCTATTAGTGTATCATGAGCTATTAGAAAAGATCAATGGCAAAAAGTAAGGATATACAGATACCTATAACTCTTGCAGTTAAAATAGAACTGTTCAAGCGTGGCTGTTTTGACTTCATTACGGTTAAGGATGGTAAGAAACACGAGAAGCAAGAAAAGGCTCTCCAGATTCTTACTGATACCGAACACGTGGAGCTGTTGTATGGTGGTGCTGCTGGTGGTGCTAAATCTTGGACTGGAGCGGTCTGGCTTCTTTTCATGTGTCTTTGTTATCCTGGCTCCAAATGGTTTATAGGTCGTGCCGAACTAAAGCGTATCACTCAATCCACTTTAATCACTTTCTACAAAGTATGCAACCAGTACGGAGTAGATGATAGCCTGTATAAGTACAATGGGCAATACAACTACATTGAGTTTTACAATGGCTCCCGTATAGACCTGCTGGATCTCCAGTATAAACCTGGTGATCCTCTTTATGAACGTTACGGATCCATTGAATATACTGGAGGCTGGATAGAGGAAGGTGGAGAGGTAAATTTTGGCGCATACGACACTTTGAAAACCCGTATAGGTAGGCATCTAAACTCTGAATTGGGATTAAGACGTAAGCTGTTTATCACGTGTAACCCCAAAAAGAATTGGATGTATGATACATTCTACAAACCAGCTATTAGGGGTGTTCTTGCTGATTATATGTATTACCTGGCTTGTTTGGTACAAGAAAACCCGTTTATAGATCCAGACTATATAGAAGGGCTAAGGACTACCAAAGATAAGGTAAAAAAAGAACGCTTGCTTAAAGGAAACTGGGAGTATGATGATAACCCGAATGCCCTTTGCTCTCATGATGCTATTGTTGCCATTTTCAATAACCTTCTGGCGGTTACTACTGGATCCTACTATTTAACAGCCGATATAGCCCGATTCGGTTCCGATTATGCCCGTATCTGTGTTTGGGATGGGTATAAGGTTATAGATCTTAGATGCTATCCTGTTAGTAAAACCACCGATATACAAAACTGTATAAGGCATTTTCAGAAAAAGTACAGGATCCCTAAATGGAAGTGTATAGCGGATGAGGATGGTGTAGGTGGGGGAGTTGTGGATAATTGCGATATTCAAGGATTTGTGAATAATAGTAGTGCTCTGAATAACGAGAACTACTATAACCTACAAACTCAGTGCGGTTATAAATTGGCTGAGCATATTAACGCTTCGGAGGTTGGAATAGATGAGGATCTGGTAAGCGAAGCTGATAGAGAACAAATAATCCTGGAACTGGAACAGTTGCAAACATGGAAGGCAGACAGTGAAGGCAAATTGAAACTAAAACCGAAAGAAGAAATAAAGCTGGATATTAAATGTTCGCCAGACTGGAGAGATGTTTTCTTGATGCGTTGCTGGTTTGATTATAACGAGTTTGATATTCCAGATGATATAGAGGAACGATTAGGAATTAACTATTAATTGATTGTATTATGGGATTGCTAAATGTTATAGATGCAGTGAAAAATGAAGTGAAAGCTGCTGTAGGCTATCAGCAAAGTTTTGCCAGCCTATTAAGTTCAAAAGATATAGCCAGAGCATTAAGTATGATGCAAGACAGATCAAGTTCTGCTCAGAAAGCATTACTGGAGTATAAGATAGAACATCATGAGGTAATGAAACGCCAGGATAAAGCGGTATTGGATAAAAAGGGTAATTTCCTCAGATGGCAAAAACGTTGGAAAATACCAATTCCTTATCAGCCGTTTATCAATGAAATTGCGCTGGTATTCTTGTATGGCAGACCTGTAAAATGGTTACAGCGTAGCAAAAATACGGATTATGCTTTTGAACGGTATAACCAACTGTTAGAAGATCTCCGCTTTAATGCTCATGTGAGGGAGGCTAAACGTGTCGCTGGTGCTGAGCGTACTTCTGCTATGCTATACCACGTTTATAGAAATAAAGAAGGAAAGCCAGCCGTTAAACTTAATGTACTTTCAAAACAGAATGGCGATGATATTTTTCTAATAAAGGATCAGTATAAGCGATTAACTGCTTTTGCCTGGGGGTATTATCTTACTGAATCTGGTAATAAAAGCGTTTATCACGTTGATATATATCGGGATGATACAGTGTACTATTGCAAACGTTTAAACATGGGCTGGGAGGTGAAGGCAGTTCCTAATTTAGTAGGTAAAATCCCTGCTATCATTTTTGAGCAAGAACTTGAACACGAAGGGGTACAGCCGATGATTCATCGTGTAGAGAGTTTGGAATCTACGGATGCAGATGTAAATGATAGGTTCGCTAATCCTGCTATGGTTGCTACTGCTGATGTTATTAACAGTTTGCCGAAAGCTGAGGAGGAAGCAAAACTGTTTATACTAAAGAATGGGGGTAAAATAGAGTATCTGACATGGGATCAAGCTTCTGAAAGTAAGAAAAACGAGTATGAGCGTTTAGATAATCATATTCTTTCAAAGTCTTTCACTCCTAATATTGATTTTGACAATATGAAAAGCCTGGGTAATTTATCTGCTAAAGCGATTAGAAAGCTGATGCTTCTTGCTGTAATTAAAGCAGATAAAAGGAAAGAAACCCATGATGGCTACATGAATAGAACAGGGAACCTTTTACGTGCTATTCTGGGTAATGTTTTGGATTACCAACATAAAGCTGAATATGAGGCTTTGAAGTTGGGGCATGAGTTCCAGGAACCTTTTGGAGAAGATGTTTCTGAGTTGTTAGCCGATCTTTCCAAACAGTACAATGATGGAGCATTGAGCCGACAAACCTACGTGGAAATGAGCTATCTTATCAAAGATGCTAAGGCTGAAATGGAACGTTTGAAGAAAGAAGAGCTGGAAGCAATAGCCAGACAGAAGGAAATGGAGAAAACTGATATTTTCGGGGAGGCTGAGTAATGGCAAAGAGAGTACAGCAGAAAGAAACGAAGTACCACTGTAGGGACTGCAAACATTCTTATGATTATCACGAAAACAACTGGAAAGGTGAGCCTTTCTTGTGTAGGTGTCCGTTTTGTAAATTCTCTAAGTTTCTGGATAAAGACTATTGTAATAATTTTGAATTAAAGCAACAGGATGGGAAATAGTAAACAGAAAGAACTTTTCAAACGTACAGAGGGATATGCTGCTAATGTACGTGAGATCTATAGAGTTTACATGAATCGGCTTATTAACCTGGTAAAAGGTGTAGAGCTGGAAGATGGTAAACCATTCTCTTTCTCTGAATATGGTTACGGTGATGAGGCTACAGCCATATTTAGAGAAATGTATAGTAGCTTGTACCAGGAGATAAGGAAGGACATAGAAAATGAGTGGATCCTTTCAAATAATAATAATGATGAGCTGGTAAAAAGCATATTCGGAAAAAACTCTATTAAAAGTAATCTGTTTGCCCGATTCTTTAAGAGGAATAAGGAGGCTATGGATGCTTTCTTTGCCAGAAAAACGGGTAAGGAAGGGCTTAGCCTCTCACAAAAGGTATGGAGGTACACAGGGCAATTTAGAGAAGAATTAGAAAACTGTTTAGACCTGGCAATAGGTGAAGGTACTGGAGCCAACAAACTTGCTTCCAAGATCCAAATGTACCTACAGGATCCCGATAGATTCTATAGACGTTTTAGGGTAAAAGTTGGAGAGGATGAGAACGGAAATACAGTATATGGAAGGCAGTGGAAACGTAGAGTATATGACAAAGAGAGTAAAGGGTATAAATGGATAGATGATGATCCCCAAAAGTTTCATCCTGGTAAGGGGGTATATAGATCCTCGTACCGTAATGCTCAACGTCTGGCACGTACTGAAACAAACATAGCCTACAGAGTAGCTGATTTTGAACGTTGGGAACGGTTGGATTTTATTATAGGTTATGAAATAAAGGTCTCAAAAAATCATCCTCATTATGATATTTGCGATGAGCTGGCTGGTAAATACCCCAAAAGTTTTAAATGGACTGGCTGGCATCCTAATTGTCGTTGTTACATGATCCCTATTTTGGCTGGAGGTGATGAAATAGAGGAAATGATAGAGAGAATTATGGCTGGAGAAGATGGGGAGATAAGCCAGATGGAGGAAATTACGGAGCTTCCTGGTGCTTTTTCCAGATGGATAAGAGAGAATGAAGATCGAATGAATGAAGCCCAGGTAAGAGGCACACTACCCTATTTTATCCAAGATAACCCAGAAGCAATAAAGAAGATTCTACACCCCTCTAAATAAAGAAGCCACTACCAACGCTGGTAATGGCTCTGGGCTATCTTTAGATAGCTATCATCAGCTCTCAACAGATGAAATTTTAATCAGGTTGAATAGTTTTAATAGCTTCTTAGCGTTCTTTTCCGACACTTTACGCTCTATATACCCATCAGTGGTATAAAACCTAACATTGCTTATCTTATGCGTTTGTAGTTCTCGGATTTGATTCTCTGATAGATCGTATTTTGTTTTCAGGAGAAAATGAGAGATATGGGTATTTCCTATGTTTAAGCTCCTATACTCACTTACAGCATCTTCCAAGTTTGCCAGTGTAATAATGCTGTCATTTTGTAGCCGAAACATAAACTGGTCATTCTTTTCCATTGTGTAGATTTCATCCCCACCATTGAAGCTAACCAAAAGAATATGAGTGCCATTAACAGATCTGATAGAACACGTAAATCCGTCACTTATAGCTGTATAGCTCGTTTCTATTACATGGTTGCCAGTAAAAGCATCTTTCTCGTTTTTTACAATTTTCTGAGAATAAGCGTATTCGCAAATATTCAGAATAGCCAGAAATAAAATCAATCGTTTCATGATATTACATATTAACAGGTTATTACTTTAAGCCTGGCTACCCGTAAACACACAAAAAGAGCGTGGGCTTACTCCGTTAGATCAAGAGGTACGACCAAGCACCCGACAGCCCATAACAAGAGTAATGCCCACGCATAGCGTAGGCATTAGCAGATTGTTTCTTAGGACTGTCTAAAAATTGGTCGTTTTCTTGATCCTTAAAACAATAGCCAATGCTATTTAGTATATTTTCAATTCTACTGCAAATATAATGCTTTCTTTGTTATAAAAATAGTCTGGATCTGTTATTTATCTACTACATAACAAAAAAGAAAGGCTTTTTCAAACCTCCCTTTTACCTCTGTTTGTCTGTTTCCGTCTGATAAATCCCATTCGGATAGTGCAAAACTTATTCTGGTATTCCACCTTATCCAGATCCACGTTCCAAAGACTTTCTTTCTTAATGCCTATTAGATCCTCTGAAAGATCTTCATAGATAGCGGCTTTTGAGCCAAAATAATAATGCCTTTTGTCGTTGAACGGTTCTTTTAGCTCTACATGAATAACCTTTTGTTCTTTCATACTCTATCTATCTTTAATTGGTACACCAAGTAAAATGTATTGGGCACATTCTCCATTCAGATAATCAATAGTTAAAGCAGCAATAGCCCTACCCTGAACTGTTTTAAGCTCCTCCAGTTTAGCCCTGGTTATGTCGGTCTGGTGATCTCTTAGGATCTCAATAGCCTTTAGATAACCTTCCTTTACTGGAGCATTCACAAAGCGGTTTACTCTTATATCCGCTAACTTATCCTCAATCTTAGAGATAGTTTCTTGTATTTCTTTATTTGTTCTCATATTAATTACAAATATAGTTTGTTTTATTAGGTATAACAAATAATTACTCGTCTTTAACGACTATTACTAATCTACTTCCATCTGGCATACGAAAAGCCTTATTAAATAGCTTTTGGCATCTTCTGGGGGGATTTATGTATGAATGGTGCATTTCATCAAACATTCTACAGTGCCCTTTCCCCATGTTGGGTTGTAAATGGGTAGATCCATTACTAAACCAGGGACACGTACCGCAACTGCCTGGCTTATCATAAAAAGGGGTATCGTTTATTGTTATCATTTTCCTTTCAATTTACTTAGTAAAGTAACGTGCCTTTTTAGTTCTGATCGGAGATATTTGTTATCAGCTCGTAGCTCTTCGATAATGGCATTTCTTTTCTCCAGCTCCTTGTTGTATTGTTCACGTTCAAACTGGGCAAAGGTTAGATCTTCGTTACCAGAGGAGCAGGTGCAATCTTTAATATCATTACTCATAACCACCGACCAACACCCAGGAATTAAAACCTTTCCTACTTCATTATCGTATATGTAGTGGCACTTACTCATAAATTATCCTTTCATACGTCCTAAAAAAGACAGTTTTAATACATCGTATTGTTGACCTATTACTGCAAATTCCAACATAGCGTTATCATCCGAAAGGTCATTTATTCTCAAAAGAGGGTAGCTTTCTCCTGTTTGGGTTGCATACCTCTCTTGCGAAATATCATCTGTAATACGCTCATCATTGGAATTTCCAAAATATGAATCAAGGCTTTTAATGATGTGACTATTCAAATAAGCCTCGCTATATACAGAAGCTATTTTATCCTGTTTTCTTAGTGCGTATCTCATATATCACCCCTCTTTACAAGGTTGTTTTATCTCTCTTATATCATATTTCAATCTGCCTATGTAAATACCCAGGCATAACCACTCAAATTCAAACTCCCAACTATGAAAGTTTATATTAAGGGCTGGTAGAAATGCCCAAAATTTAGTGTCAAAATCAATATCTATTTTGTATGTACTTCGTTTTCTTTTCATTATTACGTTAATTCTACTGGTTCATCACTCCATTTTAATGCCCTGCCAATAAGTTTTTCAATGCTGCCTCTTGGTAATATCACAAAATTCCCACCATCAAGCCACATTACTTTTAGTTCTTCTTTTCCGAAAGCATAGCCATACTTATTAGCCCTTTTAGGATAATGGGAAAATATTAGCTCCGTATTGTCTTTATCCACTGCTACCCATGCCATAGCTATCTCTTTTTATAGTTATGCGTTAAATCGTTCAATGCAAATTACTTTACTGTCAAACAGTATATAATACCGATTTTCTATGCAAGTGTTTATCAAAGCAAAATCCTCTTTGTCTATTGAGGTTGTTTTTCCGCTTATTTTCCCTACAATTTCAACAGGAGACACTTTTACCTCCTCGATCCATTCTAAGCTGTTAAGCCAATCAATAATTTCAATATCTGTTTTAAGTTGATCCATCTCTTTAATTATTAGTTAATCCCAAAATCCGATTTGTATCAATTCATCCCCATTCTTAACGGCTATAATGCCTTTGCCTTCCTCTGTCTTTTTAAAAGTATAATCATCATTCAGTATTCTAAGAAATACTTTCCCATGATTTGAGAATTGAGAATGCTGTTCGTTATTGAGAGCAACAGCTTTCACCGTTACCCCATTTTTATCCACATATCTAAAAATTACACCTTTGCTCATATCTGCTATGGGTTAATGTTAATACCGTATTCGTTCTTATCTTCCTGGGAAACATTATACCAGTTTTCACCAGTAACTATACCCGCTATGCCTTTTCCTGTTAAATCTTCTCTTGCTTCCAGTTTGTCAATAACAATCTGTATAGTTGGGTATGTTCCTGTATAGATTGTTGGTACTGTTCTAACGGCTTGCACTTGAAAAATATTAGGTACTTCTACTCCAAATAAATTATCTGGAACAACAGCCATAAGAATCATTTTTCCACCAGGAGCCTTTTGTCCTATCATGTTGAAATATTCGTTTTTCATAAATCATTCTTTTTTGGGGGTATACGTTTTCTTATTTCATCTAAGCGTATGTAGGTACGCTTAAGTCCTACTTGTGCATCATGTATCTTCTTTTCGTTGCTACATATTTCCAGCCTTTCCTTATACACTGTAATAAGAGCTTTTTGCTCTCTTTCTTCTTGTGTGAGTTGATCTTCTGTAAAGTTGGCAATTCTTTCAGAGTATTTTTCTCTATAAGTCATATTATACATAATTAATCACATAAGGAATAGTATCGCTAATCTCAACCAACTTATTCCCGTCTTTATCCTTTGCTAAGAAAGCTCCAGGAAAATATTTACCAGAGCCATCTTCATATCCAGAAACACGCTCTATACTGGCTATTACCTTTGTACCACCACTTTTCCCTTGCCCTACTTGGTAGGTAGTAGCCATTCCATTAATCACTATTGTTATTGCACTGATTTTATCCATGATCTTTTATGTTATTGTTTGTATTTCTGTCTTTTAATTCATTCTCAGACCAAATCGGGGTATAATCTTTTATGCAATCCTGAAAACAGTAGGTAGCATCCGATCTGGGATTAGGTATATACCTGGGTATTCCATCACAGGATAGCTCTGTAGGGTGTTTCCTGAACAAACACCCAGCACTTGTAAGGAAAGCAATGGGATAAATAGGCTCAATGCTCCTAACGCTCAAATTCGGGATAGGAAAAGCCACATTATAATCCTGCCCACCTTTTCCATAATCATACAGGTAACACCAATTTCTTTCTATTTTCACCCTGCCAGTAGCCTTTTGGGTGTATCCCATGCTGTCTGTATAGGTTATCTCTACATACTGGTGATTAAAGGCTATTGCCTGTAACACCGAAAACACTTTCTCTATTATCATATTCACCTCCTTAAAATAAATTCAGTTGAACTCCCTGGTGGGTTTGCAGTGTTCTTTCATACACTGGGCACAAGCTCCGATAATTACAGGATCCAGCCTTAGCTTCATTGAAACGAGTAGCCCACAACTCAGAAAATTGTTCAGGATCCAACTGGTTAGCCTCCCTTTCCTGGGAAAGAAAGCTAACCAGTTTCATGCAGAAAAAACCGTTTTCTTTTCCTCCATTCTCAAATGTATGTATGCTATCTCCTTTCATATAGAACCTCCACATTTTTTAAAGGCTCCAGTCGGTATTTCCCACTTTTCTCCTTCTGGGATAATGATGGAGCTGTTATATTCGTAACTTGTAGCTAATAAAGCCAACTCTGGGGTAATACTCTCGTATGGAGTACCTTTTTTTATGAGCGTGGAAAGATCTGTATCACGTTTTAGTGTGTAGCCAAAATCTTTCTCAAATTGGATAAGATCATTAGCCTGGTGTTTGCTTATACAAGCAGCACTTGCAAACTGGTGTTGATTACCAAAAATACAAAACTTGCAACTACATCTACCAAATCCCATAAAGTAACAAGGGTGAGCACGTACACGATATTTCTCCATAATATCCCAGATCTGCTTTTCTTTCCAATCCCTTATAGGTCTGAAACGGTCTATGTGTCTAAAAAACTCTTTTCCATTTCTGAGATCGGCTTTATCTGGTTCCAGAATTGCGTATGTTGCACGTTGCTTACTTTCCTCTCCACGTTCTCCAGAGAGAACCAGGGTGCGTATATTTCTAAAACGTTCTTGATTTCTTAGAGCAGCCGAACACACATCTATTTTGAGAGCAGCACTACACCAGCGTACTTTAAGGCTGGCAGACTGTTGAGGAAATTTTAACCTGGTGTTGGGTTTACCTTTGATACCTCCAACTTGTTTTATTTTACCTCCAGGCAATTCAAAGCAAATAGGTGCTGTTAGCTCATTATTTCGTAACATTTCCTTTTTAAACCCTCCTATTCTCCATTGATAGAATACTGGGATCCCAAAGGCTTCACCAAGTTTACGGCAATAATCTGGAGTTACTTCCCAGTCGAAAAGGCTTTCATTTCGTCCATCTATTTCTTGATGCCAGAGTTCAATCCGATTATGTGGAACACCGTTATCCAGAAGGTATAATAGTAAAGCTGTACTGTCCTTACCTCCAGAGAAGCTAACTATATATTTGTCGTAACTATGTAGATCAAAATATGCTTCAAATGTTGTTCCCATCATTGTACCTCCTCATTTTTGCAAAGTATTATATCACCATCTATCCAGTCATAGTAGAAAATAGCATTATGTTTGTGGGCTATCTCTGTTGCAGTTTTGTTGGTTGGGTAGAAATCTTTTCCGTTATCATTGATTACCAGAATTTCCCCATTTCTTAGATTTATAATATCTATGTTGCCATCTACATATTTTTGTAGCTCATCCAGTTGGAAATCTGTACCGTTTTTCGGTTGGATCTGTTGTTGTGTACCGTCTGTCTTTATCAGTGTTGCCATCTTATTTTGCCTCCTTTCTTGCCTTGTGAACGCTTTTAGTATAATTGCGCTCAACACGTCTAACGTCATTGTATTTTGCTTGCGCTGTAGATTCTATCATGTGGGGCTTTTCGTTTCCCACCCAATGAGCATCTGGGTGTTCCTGCTGTATTGCCGCTAAAATTGCATCTTTCAATATTCCCATATCCTAAAATTTTATTGGTTGATACACACGCTTGTTGGAACGAGTAATTTATAATTCGCCCCGTTTGGAAAGCTATCTTTAACGGCTTCTTTTATCTCTTTTGCGGATGGTACGCTGTTGCGCACTCCAAGCTCAATCTTTCCCAAACGTCTGCCGTTATGGTCGAAAATGATATAAGTGTATTCATTCATAATTTTGAAATTTACTTGGTTACTACTGTTACAAATTGGCACTTTGCCAAAAGCGTAAAATCATTGCTGCTTATGTACTTCTGATTTTTGGCTTCAATGGCTTTAGCTTGTTTTTCGCTAATCTCTTTGCCTTGTAAATAATATTTTTTCATACGGTGTTGCATTGTGGTAGCCCAAAGGATACCTGATTATTATATTTGTTCTTTCAACCACTGTTGATAAACTCTATCACAAATGGCTTCATCGCTTTCAAATAAGCCACTATAAGTATATATCACGTGCTCTAAACCATTGGACTTTATTGTTACTTCGTATTCATCCATCGCACAAGGGTTTACGGCTATTCTCTTACAATTAACTGTAACATTGCTGTACTCTATCATAAATCTATGTATTATGCAAGGCGTTTGCTTCACGTGTTAATCTTTCAAATTCTCCAATTTCTCCGTTGTCAGATACCATTCATATTGACATTCCCTTTGGTGTTCCTTTGGCAAGCATAGGGCATAAAAGTATAATGCCTTAGTACCATCGTTCAAGTTCCCGAAAGCTCTATCACGGACTTTGAACCCCAGTTTTTTTATTTCTTCCCAAGTGGTCAGAAAAACTTTCTTCTGACCACCCCAAACATTCGCATAGATTTCTTTCCCTTTAATTCTCATGGCTTATTTTCTTAGAATTTCATCAAGTAGTTGTTTATCAGCATCCCAAAGATTGTACCCTTTAGCTATTTTTCTTCTGAGATACTCTTTTTCTCCAATCATAGTGATTGCTTTTTCTCTTAAATCTGATGCGCTCCATTTTTCAGCTTGATCTATTAGGAAGTTAGCAAGGGATTTACGTTCTTCGTAAAGTTCACGTACTAATACCGTTTTTTGCTCTATCTCTTTTAAAGCTGTTGGATTCTCCATCCACAACTTACAAAAAGCGTCTTTATCAAGGTCTGTATTCATGTAGCACTCTTCTACTTCTTTGTAACTATCTGCTGATAGTTTTAAGCCTGTTCTTTCTTCAAATTCTTTCTGTGTCATATCTTAATATCTTTAGTTTTATATTCTTTTCGTGTAACTGTTTTAATTACGTTGCAAATATATGTGATATTGGTAATATTACCAAATGAATTAGGTAATATTTCAAAAGAAAGATAATAAATTACCTAAAATGGTCATTTTTAGGAGTATTTTTAGGTGATTTTTGCGTGTAAATCTTCTCCTTATAGTTTGTTTGATTCATGTTTTTAGGTAATATTTCACTGCAAAACAATGAAAATATTACCAGGTGAACATTTTTTTTGTGATATTATCAATCATTCTTTTGTTTGATATACTTAATAAAACAAATAAAACTATGCTAATTGATTGATATTAAGAATTTTTGCCATAAAAATAACGGTGTATATATACGCCGTTTATCAAAAATATTACCTACTTTTGCCACATAACATTAAAACTTAAGTGAAATGAACAAAACACTCTTGGCTAAAGTGAAAGACTTGTGCAAAGACACAGGGCTATCAGAGAAGTATCTTATTGCGATAACCGAAAAAATGGGTGGCAGCATTGAAGATGATTCGACTGATGAAACGGCAATTGGAAATGTAGCAAACCAGATCGCAGAAATCGCCCAGGAAACACAGGGTGAGGCAACCAGGTGGGCTTCTAAAAAAAAGGATAAGGATAATCCTGATGATTCTAAAAAGAATGAGGATCAGAAAAAAAAGGAGGATTCTAAGAATGATCCGAATGCCAAAAAAATTGCGGAGATGGAAAAGGAGATGGAAAACATGAAAAAAGAACAGGCTGCTAAGGATCGTGATAATGCGGTTACACAAGCCCTGGATAAGCATGGCATTCCAGCATGGCGTAGAAAAGGTTTGGTTATTCCTGAAAATGAAGATCCAGACACGTATTGCGCTGCTTTAAAACAGGATCTCATCACTGAAAACCTACTTCCAGAAGATCCAGAGAGTGTAAAAACGGCAACGGATAAGAATGTAGATGAGGCTTCGGATTCGCTGCTGGAATCAATTATCGTTAAATAAACCTGTAGTAAAATGAAAAGAAAGAAGTATTCATTTGTCGGTGAGAAACCGATTTTCACAGGCAGCCCACAGATCGTACAAGGAGGGTTTAATCTGGAGAGGGAAAAGCAACGTTTTTCAGTTGGTGATATTATTCCACCTGGAACACCTGCTATCTTCAACGAATTAACCAGGAAAGTACAGATTGTTAAGACTGCAAAAGTGAAGGCTGTAGATACAGAGGACGCAAAAGTTATCACTCTGGTATCAAATGCTTATTGCCAGCCATGTTTCGCTGTTGGTGATAAATTGTTGAAAGCAGATGCTGTTACTGGTACTTATGCGGATGCTCCTTCAATCGTATCTATTGAAAAGCCAGGTGTAGCTGATGCTGATTATGTTATTACGCTTTCAACAGAGATTGCAGGATTAGCTGTAGATCAAATTCTGGTAGAGGTTGTATCTGTAGAAGATAAAGCTTCCGTTATTGGAGAGCCTAATAGTTTGACCGTTGAGGAGGTTACTGTTAGAGAGTTTGAAACTCCGATTGATGTAACTGAGGACACAATGCAATATGCTGTAATGGAAAGACGGATTTTGCCAATTCCTGACAGTATGAAGGATAGCACAAAACGCCATTTGAAAGCTAACTCTCATATTCGACTTTCACAAACTTACTAAAAACAAGGTATTAGATGAAATCAATTTATTCAACATTTACAGGTTTGTTCAAAGATGGCAAACCTATTGACTTCCTGGCAACCTGGAAAAAGGCTCTGGATAAGGCTTCTGAGCGTGAAGTGGCTTTGTTCCAGAAAACTTATTCTGATGAGTGGTTTGATTGGGAGGCTCCGCAGCTTTCGTTACGAGCTGAGGGTATTATGGGTAAGTACCATTTACGTGTAATGGCTACTTTGATTGGTGATGAATCACCTACTCCGTTAAGACGTTCTGACGGATTCGATATTTGGAATGAAGAGATCCCACGTGTAGGACACAAGTTCTTCATGAAGGCTTCCACGTACCGTAAACTATTGGAAGTTTATAAATCTCCGTTCCTGAAAGATGGGCAGAAAGTTAAGCAGATTGAAAAGACTTTACGTAACGATCTTGAAAATGCTTATCTGGGCTGTAAAGATACGGCTGACTTTATGATTTTGAACGCCATTTCCAATTTTGGTGTTTGTCGTTTCAAGCCAGAAATTAATAACCCTGGAGGTCGTGAATTTGAGATAGATTATCTCATGGAAGAGGCAAATAAGCTTGTATCTGCTCTTTTGTGGAATGAAGCTAATTCCAAAGCTGGTAAGCTGGATATTATTCTCACGCTTACAATGATTGTTACCTTGTTTAAAAACATGGGTGTTTATTTTGAAGAGATGCTGATGGCTCCAGAGCTGCTTGCCTTTATCCGTAGAGATATTAACATTCGTGAATCTGCATACGGGAAAGATAAGTCGGCTAAGGTTGTAAGTGTAGCTGATTTGAACACCTTGTTTGCCGACAATGGTTTACCGAAGGTGCGTGAAATCACTCGCTTGGTAGCCGTTGAGAAAGATGGTGATCGCCAAGCTTTAGATCCCTGGAATCATAATGTAATCGTATTTAAGCCTGCTGGTAAATTGGGCTTTATCCAACCTGCTATTGAAGATAACGAACTCTTTGAGGAGGACAATGTGGATTATATGGATGCTGGTAATGGTATTCGTATTGCAAAGTGGCGTACTGGTGAATCTACGGGGCAAAAGGCGGGAGAGTACACGCAAGGATCTGCTCGTTTAATACCTGTTATCAATGAGATTAACGCTTTGGTTTGCTTCCAGGTTAGAGGCTTTGAGGAGCTTAAGACTATTGAGGAAGGTGTTACTTTCTTCAAAAAGGAAACCTACAATTCAAAGAAGGCTTCTGAGGCTACTACAGCTGTAAATGTCGGTTAATTAAAAGCTATTGAATCATGTTTGAATTAAAAGTTTTGAAACCTCTCACGGATAAATACAATCCTGAGAAGAAATACAAAGAAGGTGAAACCCTTCTTACTGATGAGATCAGTAGAGTAAATGATCTGGTTGCTCGTGGGCTTTGCAGTATTGTATCTGTAAAACCTGTTTCCGAGGGAAAACAGCCAAGTACAGAAGGAGCCACAAAGATCCAGTGTTTTGAGAAGGAGTTTGAATTGGAAGAAGTAAAAGCAGCTTTGAATACCATCGGTGTAAATGTAGCTAAGAATGCTGGTTTACCTGGTGTAACTAAGAAGTTGGTTGAGCTGACAGAAGAGCAAAATAAAGCTCTTTCCGAAACTCTTTGTAAAGATCCTAAATAGTTGAGCTATGACAAACTTAGATGCTATTCGTGCATTATGCACCAAAATCTGTACAGGCTTCTACCCTGATAAAAACGTGTTGGAGTTTACCCTTATTGATAATGGCATAGAGGCTACAGAGCCTTATAAGCCTAAAAATGTAAAGCTTGTAAAGCTTGCTATTGGCATTGTTAAGGGTATGGCTGAGAACAGCCATTCGGAGAGTGGAATATCTGATTCATGGGATAGGGAGGCAATAGAAAAGAATATTGCATTTCTCTGTAAGGAGTATGGTATGGATAGCTCTGAGTTTGTGAATGAACCTTCTATTACGGACGGATCTAACCTGTGGTAAGTTATGCAATACAACGGAACAATACAGTATAAGATATTATCTGGTGGTGGACTGGACGAAAACAGCGAGCCTATAGAATCAGGTAGTTCCTGGAGTGATCCTATTTGCTGTTTGTATAAAGCTGTAAAGCATACTCATGGTATTTATCAGCAGGGTAAGTTTACCGATTCAAGCTATGAAATTCTGATTGAGAACCAAGAATTTGAAGCCGATACGGTAAAACTTACCAGTGATAGAGATAAGATGCTGGGAGAGTTTGAGGTACAGAATATTGAATTTGTGGAACGTTCTGGTAGAGTTAAAATTACTGTTTAATGGGATTCACAAAAAAAACACCTGATAACGCATTTAGTAATTTCCTGAATGAAACTAAACAGGTTGTTTTTAATAGGGCTTTAAAGGCTTTTGTATATGTCGGTGAAGCGTGTTTGAGAGAAGCCCGTTTGAATGGTAATTATACAGACCAGACAGGAAACCTTAGAAACTCTATCGGATATGCAGTTCTTTTCAACGGTGAAGTTATCCAGGAAAGCACATACGCCAATACCGAAGGAGGGCATAAAGGTAAAAAGCATTTGGATGCACTGAAAAAGAAGTATCAGACAGGTATAGTTTTAATTGTATCTACTGGTATGAATTACGCAGCCTATGTAGAAGCCAGGAATTACAATGTTATAACCTCTGCTGAGTTACTTGCAAACAAACTCGTTCCCCAGATTATGAAACAGTTAGGATTTAAATTGCAATGAATAAAACAGGTGAAGAAGTAGAGTTGGACGTTTTCAATATCGTTAAAGAAAGTCCATTGGCAAAGGAAATAAGAGGGATGGTTTACAGAGAAGGTACACGCCCTCTTGATTCAAAGAGTGAAGATATTGTAGTATCATTCCTTACTGGGCTTGATGGGCAATTTCAAACGGGATCTGTGAACGTGAATATTTATGTTCCGAACGTGGATAATGGTAGTAAGGTTCTGGTAAAGGATGCTGCCAGGTGCAGATACTTGGGACGTAAAGCCGATGAGGTTGTAAGATCTCTAAAGCCTTCCGACTATTATTTCTCTCTGGGAGCAATGATTCAAAGCTATAAAGCCGAAAAACTGGAGCAGTATTTTGTGAATGTGAAAATCAACTTCAAATTAAAAACATTTTAGTTATGTCAAATCAAAAAATTACATGGGGTAAACCTTTGGTTGAATTTGGTAAAACTGGTGCAAATGATGAAGCACCAGCCCAATTCACTGCAATGCCTACAGCAGAAGAGAACACCGTTCTTTTGACAACTGTAAAAGGAAGTGCCCAGGAACTTTATGGAGAAGGGCATGAGCTTGTTGCTCGTAAAATGCAAAAATCATACAAGCAACTTGCCATGAGTATTTTCGTTCCGTCTGGCACTGATGATCCCATTCCTGAGGAGGATGGCGTTATTGCCGATGAGTATAGCGTTAGGCTTACCCCGGAAGATCCAACTCTGGAAGGATTCATTATGCGTAAATGCGCTGTAGAAGTTGAAGAGGAATGGTCGTCTGCCAAAGGTAAACAGTTGAAATACATCTTTACCTCTTTGAAACCGAAAACAGGCAAAATGCTTGAAAAGTACAGTAAAACAGTTCAAGCCAATGTCGGCTAATAAAAGTTGGTAAGCATGGATAATATAGAAACAAAAGTAGCAGATACGATTTTGCAAAAGCCTTATCGTGTGCAAGTTGGAGAGGAAACATATACAGTTGCACCCCCTTCTATAGCTACTATTATTCTTGCTTCTGAGTTGATTGCTCAGCTCCCAGGATTGAAGTTAGACACTAAACAAGTAATGTTTGAATCCTTGTTTGTCGCTAAGGATTGTAAGGTACTTGGCGATATTGTAGCTACTCTGATTCTGGGGGCTGATAACTTAACCTCAGAGGAGGAAATTATAGAAAAACATTGTTTCGGGCTGATCCGAAGAAAGAAAAAGGTACAGGTTGATAATAAGGTCATTCTTGCTGAGAAGATTTTGAAAAAGCTCCCACCCAGTAGGGTAAATTCTATCACGCTTTCGATACTTAACCGTATGGAGATTGGTGATTTTTTTGGGCTTACCGCTTCCCTGATAGAAGTAAATCTAATCAGACCGACAAAACCAAAGGAGGAAGCGGAAACGATAGTATCTGGTCGGTAATAGCAGGAGTAGCTAAATGCTACAGCCTTCCATTTGATTACATTCTTTATAAGATGAGTTTTGCTAATGTTCAGCTCTATAATGCTGTAATACCAACATTCTCACCTAAAAAAGATGCAGGAGCAAAAGCAAATGAAGATAGTACCATAAATGGCGATGATCCAGCCAACCAGGAAGCAATAAGAAAAGCACTGTTTGAAGACGACGAAGATGAATAATAACGAAGGTACAACATGGTGGGCTTTGGGACTTGATAACTCTAAGTTTGAAAGCGATGTAAACAAATCCAATTCCCTGTTTCAAAGTATTGGAGCTACAGCTGAAAAGGAAGGTAGTAGGATAGATAGTATATTTCGCAAACTAACTATAGCTGCTGCTGGATTCTTTACGGCTCAACAAGCTTTGGAATACGCTAATAAGATCGCTACGGTTAGAGGTGAGTACCAGCAATTAGAGGTTGCTTTCAATACGATGTTAGGAAGCAAGGCGAAAGCTGATGCCCTTATGGATAAGGTGATAGATACGGCTGCAAAAACTCCGTTTGACTTGCAAGGTGTTGCTTCTGGAGCGAAACAGTTGCTTGCTTATGGTGTTGCGTCCGAAGATGTTACAAATCGTCTTGTACAACTTGGTAATATTGCTGCTGGTTTGTCTATTCCTTTGAACGACATTGTGTATTTGTATGGTACTACAATGGTTCAAGGTCGTTTATTTACCCAGGATGTACGTCAATTCATGGGAAGAGGTATTCCATTGGTTAAGGAACTCTCCAAAGAACTTGGAAAAACGGAGGAGGAAATTAACGCTATGGTTACTGCTGGAAAGATCGGATTTCCAGAGGTTCAGAAAGTTCTGGATAATCTTACTGGTTCGGGTGGTATGTTTTACAACCTCATGGAAGAGCAAAGTAAAACGATCTCTGGTAAGATCTCCAACCTGGAAGATGGTATTTCTGTAATGTTCAATAACATAGGTAAGTCAAGTGAAGAAATTATAAACTCGGTTCTTGATTCTGCTGCTACTGTAGTGGAAAACTACGAGGAAATAGGTGCTACTATCCAGGAATTGATAGTTACTTATGGTGCTTACAAGGCTGCTGTAATGACAGTGGCAGCGACAAAGCAAGCCGTTACCACCATTAAGGCTACAGGAGAAGCGGAAGAGTTGGCTAAGCTCCTTACCGTAGAGCAACAAGCTGCTATATCCAAACAAAACTTAACCAAAGGAACATTAGAGTATGCTGCTGCTGTAAAATCAGAGATTGCTACTACTATTGAATCCCAAACTGCTGCTCTCGCAAAGGCACGTACTGAGGTGTCAGCAGCCAGTCAATCCATTGCTGCTAAAAAGGCTGAATATGTAGCGGCTAAGGATCTGGAAAAACAAAGGTTGGCTGAGCTTATGCACATTGGAGCCACTGGATCCGCCAAACAAGTAGAAGCTGCTGAAAGGAAGCTGGCTGCTGCTGCAACCGCAAAAGAAACAGCCGCTTTACAATACCATGCTGCTACTCGTGATTTCTCGGCTAAGAAGTTAGCTGTAGAGAGTGCCGCTAAAGCATTGAATACTACGACAACTGGAGCCAATACAGCAGCCCAGGCAGCGAATGTAACAACTACCAACCTTTTATCTACTGCAAAACTCCGTTTAACTGCTGTTGCGGCAAAGTTGAACGCTGTAGTTATGGCGAATCCCTATACTTTGGCGGCAGCAGCTATAGCGGCTCTTGGTTATGGTATATATAAACTTATCACTTATCAAACTGATGCAGAAAAAGCACAGGAAAAACTGAATACAGCCATATCTGAAAGTGATAAGGCTATTGGTGCTGAGAGATTGCAAATAGATGCCATGTTTGCCCGTTTGAAAGCAGCTAAAGAGGGTACAGATGAGTATCGTGCCGCTAAAGAGGCTATAATGAGCAAATACGGTGAATACCTGAAAGGGTTAGGTGATGAGAAAAACGCTTTGGATGATTTGGCTAAAGCGTATAAGATCGTTACCCAGGAAGCGGAGAAGGCAGCTCGTGCAAGGGCTATGGAGAAGGCTATCAATGAGGCTTCTAATGATTACATGGAGAAGGAGATCAAAGGCAAGGATAATGTAGAGGATCTTCTTAAAGATAAATTTAAAGGTAAAAAGGATAAAGATGGTGTAGATCTCGCTGAAACTTACTACTGGAAAATCAAACCTGTTCTGGAGGGAAAAGGTGAGATTACCCAGGAGATTCAGGATATTATCAAACAATTCGATGAAACAAAGTTTCTTCCTGGTGATCCCATGACTGGTATAGGAGCCATGACCTATACAGCGAATGATTTACAGGAAGAGATAAACAAAGTGTTTAAGGCTCGTGGTATCTATAACAAGGTGATAGAGGAAGCCCAGAAGCGTTTTGGAGAGAATCTACCTGGTAAAAATGATGGCAAAACTGAAACGGAGGCTTTTGATATACAGAAGGCTTCTCTTTCAGAACTGGATGCTGAGCTGGTAAAGGCTAAAGCTACGTTGGATGCCTACAATACAGCAGTAGAGAAGAATAACGGTTTATCCAAAGATGGTAAAACAGTTACCAAAGATAATGTAGATAGCCAGAATGCCTATATTTCCAATCTCCAAAAGAGAATATTAGAGGAGGAGAAAGATCTAAAAATCATTCGAGAAGTAGAGGAACGTGTAGCCAAACTAAAAAAAGACCAGAAAGAAACAGTAAAAGATAGCTCGGAGTACAATAATTACCAGAGCCGTATAGATTCACTTAGTAAATTGATTCCTTCTACAAAATCAGCTAAAGAGAAAAAAGATTACTCGGATGAAATAAAGAAGGATGCCCAAGAAAAGATACGCATAGAGAAAGATATGGCATTTGCCATTCGCCAGGCTAAAATCAACCTGGATAAAGATGGATTCTCTAAAACAATAGATCAAAACCAGCTCAATTATGAGCAGGAGATTGAACAGCTTAGGAGGCAGCAAGAAGATAAGTTAAACAAAATCCAGGAATGGGAAAAAACAGTGTGGGAATCCAAAGGTAAGAAAGGCAAATTCACGCCTACCACCACTGAGTTATCTGCTGAGGATAAAAAGCAATTTAAAGAGCTGGAGGATCTTGCTGGTAAGAAATTAGCATTCAACAATCAGAATGCAATGGAAGAAATGCTTAAGCAGTATCAAACCTATACTGATAAGCGCAAGGCTATTGAGGAGAAATACCAGAAGGATATTGATGCCATGAAGGCTGCAAATGAGAAAGCCAAAAAGGAGGGCAAAAATCCCGTTTTCTCGGAAAAGAATATAAACCAAGCAGAGAAGGATAAAAAGGATTCGCTTGATGCTTTGGATCAAGAAATAGCCTCTCGTGAAGCATCGTTTACGGTTTGGGTAGATAGAATCTCCAGTTTGGGACTAAAGCAGCTAAAATCAGCCTTAGAAACAGCCAGAAACACGCTTGATAAGGATGGAAGTAAACTTAATGAAAAGGAGAAGGCTGTTCTCAATGCTAAAATTAAGACTTTAGAGAAAAAGGTAGAAATTGCTGAGGCTAAAGATGCCAGTACCTCTTCTGCTGAAAAATCAAAAAAGAAGTGGGGTGATACTCTAAAAGTGATGAATGAGGTACAAGATACGGTAGATAATATTGTTTCCAGTTTTGACGGCTTGGATGATATTACTAAAACAGTATTATCGTCTGCTGCTAATATTGCTGGTGGTATTATTGCCATGATCTCAGGTATTCAAGCATTATCTGTAGCTGGAGCAGAAGCTATCAAAGGTGTGGAACGTGCTTCTGTTATTCTTGCTGTTGTGGGAGCTGCCATTTCTGTAATAACAACCTTGTTCGGTTTGACTTCTAAAGCAGAGAAAGAACACCAGGAAGCACTGAAAGAAGTTGCTCAGAACAAACTGGAAATGCAACGTAGGTACAATCTATTGTTGATGGAGCAAAACCTTCTTATGAAGGAAGCTACTTCAATTTTCGGAGAGGATCAGATTGCAAAAGCCGCCAGATCCATAGAAGTATATCGCCAGGCTATTGAGGAATATAAAGAAACGCTGAAAGGGGATAAACCTCAAATGATAAAGTTTGAGAAGCTCTTTGGTGATATTACTGGACGTTACAAGAAGCAGATGGATGAGTATAATCGTGGGATTGGTGCTTTGAGTAATGTTACGGTGAAAACGGGTAGCTATACTACTGGAGCGTGGTTCTGGAAAAAGCAACATGATATATACACCTCTGTTCTGGATGTTTACCCTGATCTTATAGATGGCGAAAATAAACTGAATAAAGAGAGGGCACAAGCGATCATAGACACTCAAACGATGAGTGATGAGAATAAGGCTCTACTGCAAAGCCTTATTGATCTGCAAGAACAAGCTGAGGAAGCCCAGGAAGCTCTTAGAAATTATCTACAGGACACATTTGGATCCCTGGGGGAGAGTGTTATGGATTCCCTGGTAAATGCGATTGAAAATGATGGAGTGGATGCCTGGGAGAAATTTGGAGAAGCAGGATCCTCCGTTTTAGAAGATCTCGGAAAGCAAATAGCCTATTCTCTGTTCTTTTCTGATAAGTTTAAAAGACTACAGGCAGATCTGGAAAAGATTTATGGCTCTGGCAAAACAGAGGAAGAGATAGCTAAGGATGCCAGGGATTTAGTAGCTTCTTTCTATCAAGGTATCGGAACGGATATGAATAACGCTCAACAATGGATGGAGCAATGGAAGGAAGAGGCTAACAAACAAGGATTCAATTTGTGGGAAACGGCTAACCGTGAAGTTTCCGCTAAAGGTATTGAATCTGTAAACCAGGAAAGTGTGGATGAGTTAAATGGACGTGCAACGGCAATACAAGGGCATACCTATCTTATAAGCGAAAGCATGAAGTTGCTTATAGCCAATGCTGGTAGGATGCTTGAACTTCTTACTGGTATCAGGGATAATACTTCTCACTTGGAAGATATAAAGCATAGCAATAAAGAAATGTTGTTAGCTATTGATAACATGAATAACAAAGGTATAATTCTGAGAAAGGAATGAGAGAAGGAAAGTTATATATAGATAATAAGGATGCCTTTATTCATTATGGCGTTTTCATCCAAGAAACGGGATATAATGGTGTTTTGTCATATCCACCACTTAAAGCTCCAGAAGTTTCTAATGATTGGGCTGAGTATGATGGTATAGAGGTGGATTTATCGGATCCCAAACTCGATCTGAAAGAGTTTGAGATAAAGTTTGCCGCTATTGGGGATTATCGTACTGGGGATCTATTCGCTCTTCTCTCTGATGGTGCTTATCATACATTTGAGTTTAGGGAGATTCAATTTACCTGTAGATTGAGGTTGGTATCTGAGGTTAGTAATTTATTGTATGTAGGGGCAAAAACGTTCACGC